TCACCACACGATACTGGTGGGGTTGGCGGCGATGCGCGCGAGCAGGTTGCCCAGCGGCTCGGCCTGCGCGCCCTCCGCGATGGGCGCGAGCAGCGTGCTGCCGGTATCGATCAGTTCGATGCGGATGACGTCGATACCGTTGCTGGCGTAGGCGATGTGCTTGCGGCCGTCGATGCGGCGCATGAGCGCGTGCGGCGTGCGTGCGCGCAGGACTTCGCGTCGCCATGCGTGCCGGCCGCGCTGGCCGGGGACGCGCACCAGCAGGGAGGCGAGGAAGAATTCCTTGACGCGCTTGGGCTTGCGGGAGGGGGTGGTGTTCATGCGGGTCGATGTCCGTGTCGGGGTGAGCATGAACGCGCTGTGCGCGAGGGAAGCCAAGCGCGTCCTGCCGCGTTACGAGAGTCGTGTTCAGCCGCCGGAAGCATTGCGTTTCTTGCCCTTGCGGCCCTGCTCGGTGCCGGCGCGGTAGGCCGCTTCCAGCGCATCTCGCAGTTCCAGTACCGAGACTTCGTGGAAGTCCAAGCTGTCGCGATGACGCGATTCCAGCGTTTCGATCCGCAGGTGGCGCTGGGCGATGTCGGTCAGGAGTGTGTCGAGAGGGTTCATGTCGTTGCGTCGATGGTGTGGAGGTGCTGCATGAACGCGCTGTTCGGGAAAGAAGCGAAGTCGAATTGGCTTCCTTTTTTTCGGATTTCGGTTATCCGAGGCGCGCGACGTAGCGAGCGTAGTCGCCACCCGAGGGATCGACGTAGAGGTAGGGGCGACCGGGTGCGTGGACTTCGACACAGAGCACGCCGTCGGCGATGTTGCCGCCCTTGCCCCGCAACCAGTCTCGAGCGAGGTAGAGGTGTCGCGCGAAGGTGTCGAACTCGGTGGGTGTCATTTCGACCGTTTCGGTGATGTAGATGCGCGCGTTGCCGCTGGCGCACATTTCTTCGAGGCTCTCGGGCTTGCGAGCGAAGGGCAGACGCACGCCGAGTTCTTCGACGTGCAGCGTTTCGTCGCCGAACTTCAGTGTGCGGGGCGTTCGTTCGATGATCAGGGTCATGGTGGGCATGGGATGTCCTGTGGGTAGGCGTCGGTCATTCGACGCGACCATGAACGCGCTGTGCGCTTCAGAAGCCAAGCAGAGTTCGATGTCGCGCTGCGACATCGAGACACCTGTCGTACAGGCTTCAAACAGTCGTTGACTTCGCGCCTGGATTACGCCAATCGGCGCAGGCTGACGCGCTCGATGCGACCGGCGAACGCGGCGTCGGCGGCGATGCGCAGCGCGGTGTGCGCGTTCGCGGTGATCGTGTCGACGAAGGTGCCGTTCGCGTTGCGCGTCGCGCCATCGAGGGGTGCGACGCCCGCGAGGCCGACGCGCACCGAACCCGCCGTGACCTGGGACAACACCAGTTCGATGCGATACAGCGCGCCATCGACGAACGCGAACGGCTGCGTGAGATCGGAGGCGGTACCGGCGACCTTGACCGCGGCGCTTCCGGCGATCGACCAGCCGGCGCCGAGCGTCCATGCGGCCTGGGTGTCGAAGTCCGCATTCGCGAGCTTCTCGCCGCATTCGCAGGCGATCGTCCGGACGTGCCGCTGGCGGGACACAAGTACGCCGCGGCGACTGTCGACCTCGACGCGGACGGTGCCGTCGTTGGCCAGCAGCACCTCGACCGTATGACTCGTCCCGACGATGCCCGTCGTCTCGTTCAGCACCGCCCCGCTCAGCGCGTGAAGGACGCGCACGGTCGTCGTCGTGCCCGGCTCCGGGCCGATGCTGCCGGCCTCATGCTCGATCAGGCGATCGCCCTGCAGCACGCGATCGCGGTGCGCCCAGGCAAGGTCGAATCGCGCGAACGCCGCCTGCGGCCACGCAGCGCCGTTGATCCGCAACCGGCCCGGCGGATAGGGCCGGGCGTGGCGCGCGTCGAGTCGCACCTGCGCGATGGGCGCGAGCGCGGGATCGAGTGTGCCCTGTTGCGTGCGCGTGAGCAGTTTCGCCTGGACGGTGTCCCCGGCGAGGTATTCGGTCGGATCGGCGCCGACATAGGTGTCCGTGAACCACACCCGCGCACCCGCCGCGTGCGGCGTCGGCACGGTATCGACGCAGCCGCGTGCGAGCGTGAGCGTGCCGGCGATGGGATCGATGGCATCGATCCGCACCAGTTCCTCGTCGATCAACGCCTCGCTGCCGACGGCGACCAGATCCAGATCGCGCGTGTCCGCCAGCGTCGCGACCGTGTCGGTCGGCCCCAGCGCGCCCGCGAGGGTCGCCGTGGCCGAGAAGTCCCCGCCCGCGACCTCGACGAAGTCGCCCGCGCCGGTGCGCGTGGTCAGCGTGTAGCCGTAGGCCGGCCCGTTCGGCCGCGCACCGAGCGCGACCACAAAGCCGGCATCGTCCTCGACCTGCACCAGATCAGCCGGACGCAAGCGGCCGGCGAGATCGCGATACGTCGCCTCGACCAGGCGCTGTGCCGGCACCGGCCGCGGGCGCGTGTCCGGCGGTGTCCACGGTCCGATCACCGGCCGCAGATAGGTGGTCGCGGCCATGCCGTCGATGTCCTGCACCAGCGTGAGTGCGAGCGCGCCATCGGTGCGCGTGCCCTCGTCCACTTCCAGCACCCGCACCGGCATGCGCTGCGCGCCCTTGCGCCGCCAGGACAGCGCGAGCACGTCGCCGCGTTTCACGCCCCACCAGCGGCGATCGACGGTGAGTTTGATCCGCTGCAGCAGGCTGCTGGCGGCGGCAGTCTCGCGCGCGGCGACGCGCTCGCACAGGGTGCGGTTCCACAGACCGGGCAGCGTGCGCCGGTCGGCGACGACGCGGCCCTGCGCCTGGACGTTCGCCATGTTCTGGAAGGTCGCGGCGAGTTCGAGATTCGTGACGCAATCGCGCCCGATCACCGTCACCTCGTTCACCGAACCATCGAGCAGCGGCGTCTGCCAGCTCTCCAGCGCGAGCACGCTGGTCTCGTCGAGCAGCGGTAAGGTCGCGACGTCGTAATCCGGCCGGAACAACCGATAGACGAACTGGCCGCGCATCGGATCGAACGCCCACAGCCCACCGACGTGGGTGTTCACCGTCTGCAGGAAATTCCCGATCGAGTCCCCGCGTCGCCACCCCAGACACAGCCCGAACTGTTCGTCGTGCAACTGCTCAGCCGCGCGCAAAAAACTCTCCCCATCGATCAGGGCGGGATCGAGGCCGCAGCCCCACACCGTGTCGGTCAGGCACTGGTAGTGGATGTGCGCCGCGTTCATGCCGCGACCGATGCGCGCGAGCTGCGGCTGCCACACCGGCGTCGACCAGCCCTGCACGAAGCGCCCCCAGCGCTTGGCCCAGAGCTTCAGGTAGGGGTTCATCGCCCCGACCATTCCGCGGTACAGCGTGGTGCAGAGCCCGCGCGCGGCGGGCCACGGTCCCGGCACCTGCTGCTGCAGGTAGGGCACCGGCAGCTGGTCCGGCTCGCCCATGCGGATCTGCAGCGTGCCGACGAGCCCGCCTTCCTTCTTGTCGCCGCCGAACAGTTGCGGCAGGTTGATCGCCAGGGTGCCGCTGCCGGCGCGTTCGCCCTCGAACACGGTCTGGCCGCCGACTTTCACGCCTGCGAGGTAATCGTTCGGGCCGATCGACTCGCCCATGTAGAGGTACATGAAATGGCGATAGCCGATCGTCGGCTTGCTCGATTTACCCACGGCGGCGGCTCCACGCGCGCAGGCGCTGCGCGAGGCTTCGATGCGGCGGCGAGACGACGATCGGGCGCAGCGTCGGGATCATGATCGGACGTCGCCGCCAGCGCCCGCGCACGAGCGCGCGCAGATCCAGGCCCCACAGCGCGTGGAAGACGCCCGCCGCGATGCCGAAGGCGCCGAACGGGCGTTCGCCCGTCACCCACAGCCAGCCCCCGGAGAGGATCGAGACCACGCAGGCGCACACGACCCAGCCGCGATAGATCGACTCACGTCGCATCGCGCACTTCCGCGTTGCCATCGGCTCGCTCTGCTCGCGCGATCTCGATCACGCGGACGACGAAGGGATCGTCGTGCAGGTGGGGGTGGTCGTCGACAACGATCCCGTCCTCGCATAAGAGACGAAGATCGATGCCGTGCTGGCGGCACCATGCCCGAATGCCAGGCGTACAGAGTGGCCCACCGGCCGGATCGATCGCGCGCACGTGCCGAAGGTGAATGCGCAGGCCGCGATTGGAGGGCATGCCGTTCCATGGCATGGTCACTTCCCGCCGCTGGCCTTGATCGGCGTGGTGCGCAGGTCGCCGTAGGCAAGAACGTTGGGATCGTCCACCCACACCTCGCCGAAGATCACCATGACCTCGCGGCCTTCTTCGGCGGTCGGCACCGAGAAATCGGCGAGCGACGGCGGCTTGGTCGATTGCGGCTTGGGCCGCATCGCGATGCTGATGGCGATGGAGAGAATCAGCACGAAGACGTAGACCCACATCGTGGACGGGTTCCTGGTGTGCGAGGTACGGAGTGCGAGGTACGCGGTGCGGGACGCGCGCAGCCGCACTCCGGCGCGGTGGCGCCGGGCGGTGCGTGGGGAGGGGGAATTCAGAAGACCGGATCGCTGCCGAAGGGATTGCGCATGCCCTTCAAGGTCGGCTGACCGCCGTAGTTCAGTTCGTTGCGGAATTTGGGGCAGCCGTTCGGCCCGAGCGTGCGATCGCAGCCGGGGAACGCGACGACGCGCGCATCCGGCGCGAGCGCGGCCGGGGTGAGCAGGCGCAGGGTGGCGCCGACGTGGCTGACCACGAAACGGCGTTCGACGCCGAGCGTCGCCGTCCACTGCAGCACGCCGCCGTCGAAGTGGCCGTCGTCGAATGCATCGAACGCGGCCGAGGCGACGGTGTAGCCGGTCGCATCGCTGAGGACGGCCGGCACCGCGTGCGCGTCCGGATCGGCATTGCACAACCCCAACCCCTGGCTGTAGAGCACCAGCGGACAGTTCGACTGCCAGCTGCGGCGCAGGCCGAGGGTCTCGACCGCGGCGGCGAGCGACTCGCAGCGCAGCTTGGCGACGCTGTGGGTTTCGTCCAGATTGGCGACGTGCCCGGTCCAGCCCAGGCGCACCTGACCGTCGCGCACCCGCACCCGCTTGAGATCCAGGCGCAGGCGCAGGCCCGGCGGCACCGGGCGGAACAGGTTCAGCAACGGCAGGTCGAGCGGTGCGGTGATCTGCAGCGCGTTTTTCGCATCCTCCGCCGACTGCACGATCTTCTCGCGCGTCAGCGTGATCGGGGCGTAACGCTGGCCTTCGACGATCGCTTCGCGTTTGGCGTCGGTGTAGCGCCAGTGGTGCAGTCCGATCGAGAAGTCGTACAGCTCGATCTCGCGCGAGAGCAGGCCCATGCGTGCGGACTCAGGGTTCTTCCGCCGGAATCCCGGCGAAGGACACCGCGCAGTCGAGCAGACCGTCGCTGTCGGCGTGGTGGCGCAGCTCGACCGTATCGCCCGCGAGTGTGACCAGCGCCAGCCAGCACACCAGACGCACCCGTTCGGGTGTGATCGTTCGACCCAATGCCGCATCCAGTCGCAGGCGTTCGGCGAGTTCGCCGTTGGCGAGCGCGAGTTCGCTCGACGCTTCGATCGCGCGATAAAACACAGTCCCATCGGTGAGTTCGATGCGAACGTGGCGACGGCCCGCCTGCTGGCGCAGACTGCGACTGACGCCGCAGGCCGCAACGGTGAGCGTGAGCGCGGTCTCGCCGATCGTCTCGATCACGTCGAGATCGTCGGTCCGGGTTGGCAACCACAGCGCCTCCGCCCGCCCCTGCAGGCCATAGAGCAGGCCGCGGTGCGCGGCGCGTTCGGCGCGGCCGACCAGCCGCCACGCATGCGACTGCGTGGTCCACACCAGGCCCGACGCATCGTCGACCTGCGTGCGGCCGACGTCACCATCGAGCAGATCGAAGCGACGGGCCAGAATCGCGCTCGGGTCACGGGTTTCGTCGGGGCGATGTTCGAGCACGGGGAACCCGCGATA